GTTCCATACCCTTGGTAGTGAAACATTAGGATTGTCTTTGCGGATTTGGCCTTGAGATTTAACCTCACCCGTTGATCGTACTCTGTAATTACTCATAGTTGATATTCCTATGCGATTGCGTAAAAGAGATAAGTGCCGCCAGAAGCGTTGAGTGCCACTGGTGCTGATGATGTGACTGTAAAACCACTGGCTAGTGGGTCTATGTAGTCTGTGTTGGTGACTTGAGCCGCGTCACTGTTGAGCAGTAGATAGGGGTCGTTACCAGCAATAATGCCTCGCGCAGAATCCCAGTAGTACCAATCGCCAGCAGCGTCTGTACGCTTGATCATCACGAGCCTAGCGCCAGCACTAAAACCACAAGCTACGTTTAGGTCGTTGCCTGTGCCTGTGTAAGTGCCTATTTTTGATATTCCATCAACGGAGGCAAATAGGTAGGCTATGTAGGTGTTGGAGGTTTGGTAAAGAGCGCCCTGAGTAAATGCAGTGGCTGTTATCGAATACGCAAATTGCGTGTCGCCAGTGTAATATTGACCACTGCTGAAACCACCGGAGCTTGTGTAAAAATTTCCGTTAAACACTTGCCCTCCCGCCAAAGCAGACGCCCATACATACCATTGCTGTGAACCATTGCGTTTTTTTCTCCACACCATCTCAGGTACTACCCCAAGATTGTGTTTAACTTCCGTGTTTTGTGTGGCACTCCCCGTATAAGCCACCACATCAAAAAAGCCGGGGGCGCGTGTAAAGGTATATCCTAAAAAATCTGTATCGTTGCCTATGCCCTGTTTGAACGCTTTCGTATAATCAAAATAAAATTGTGGACTGCCAAACTCAGCGTTTGGATTTTGTGTTCTCGTTGCCTTACCACCCTGAAAACGCGACGAGACATAGCTGGCATAACCGTTCAGTGCGGGAACGCCCATCATCATGTCAATTTGGTTGGAGGTGGATATAACGGTTCCGTTATTTGCAGAGTTAGCGGGAATACTATTTACAATTCCAAATAAATCAGTAGTAGCCGCAAACTCTTCTGCTGGCTTGAATGGCCTGCGAATTGCTACGTAGATGTAGTTTTCACCGTTACCGTTAACTTGGTCGCCTGTATAGGTCAACTGAAACCCTGTTGATGTAAGGTCAAGTAGCGTATCTCCAGACTCTGAATCATTTGAGTTAGGGAGCAACCTTTCATCGTTACCGCCAGTAACAATGCCTCGCATAGAGTCCAAAATAACCCAATCTCTAGCATCATCAATATTTTTTATAAGCAACCACTGAGGCTCAAACCCAAGATCAATTATAGGCCCAGTACTGCTTCCATTGCCTGTGTAAGTCCCACACTTAATAATGGCTTCGTCTTCGTCTGTGCCAAACTCTTGGGCGTCGTGGGCGAATAGATAGGCTACATAAGTCCCTGCCCCTGTTGTAACGGGTCTTGTTGCAAAGTTTCTAACTTGAACACCAAAATCTGTAGCAGTCGGATTAGACTCACCCCAAAAATCACCGCTGGCGGCACTAGCCCCATTACTATTCAGCTTTACAGAGTCGTTTCTAGGGGCACTAAAACTGCGATGGTAAACGTACCAATCGCCGGTAGCGTCAACGCTTTTAACAATAATCATTCCCGGAACAGTGCCTAGATTGTGCGACACTCTAAAATCATCATCCGCATTTGCGGGGGCTTCAAATGTCACAACATCAAAGAAGCCCGGTTGCTTTTGCCATGACCAAGCACAGTAATCTTGATTGTTTTGATTTAAATCCCACGCAGTAGAGCCACCGTTTATCCTATAGCCATTATTAAGAAACGTGAATTGCGTCGAGTTATTTGCTGGCGCGTTAACGCTTGTACTATCCAAGTTATATGAAGAGCCTTGCGCACTATCAATTAAATTGTGCCCACCTGCAAAAGACCTAGCTTTAACCCAAATCAAACCGCCTTCGCCAAGAACGTCTATGCCTGTGGTAACAGTCTGAGTGCTGTTGTCGCCTGTATACAAAGTAGTAGAAAACACATCGTCAACGTAGGTGGCTGAACCCTTAGCACCAGAGGCCGCAAGTAGTTTGAGCGCAGAACTACTCATTAGCCCATCGCCTGACCGGCAGTAAAGCCGTAGTAGGTTGTGCCGCCATCAATAGTAAAGAACACAAATACATCTACTCCATCGTTCGTAGCCGTCAGTGTAGGTGCTGTGGCCGCCGCCCAATCAACACTTGAAGGCCATGTAATGGTTCTAGCCGAACTTCCTTGAATTATCTTCAGTACAAACATAGAGACTTTCCCGCTTGCGGCAGGATTGCTGAATGTGTAGGTGACGTTCTCAGTCAGATCGTGCAGAAACGAATTGCCATCACGCAGGTTGAGTGTCGCCGCATTAGAGCTAGACGTAATGGTAGTGGACTCGTCAATCGTGCCGTTGTCAAAGGTCACCACGCCGTTGGCATCTGCGGTGACAGCCTTAGAAGCCGCCGTTAGCCCAAGCGTGGTTATGTCTAAATAATTAAGCTCTGCGGTAGTGGCTGTGACCCCGGGAAGCGAGCTTGTGAAAGCGAGTTTCCCACTCCCGTCCGTCTTTAAAAGCTGACCCGCCGAGCCGTCAGCGTTTGGAAGCTCTAGGGTGTAAGTTGCAGTGGCGGAATGTGGCGGCCCTTTTAACGTTACACCATGACTGTTTGATTCACAGTTAAACCGTACGGCTCCGGCATTAGTATTGCCATATAGCTCAACGTATCCAGTGCCATTGGCAAATAACTGTATGTTTCCATTAGTATTAGTTGATTTAATAGCATTAGTGTCAAACTGAAAGTTCTCAATCGACACCACGCCATCGGCGTCTTCAAATACTGACTTATCAGCAGGATATGTCAAAATGACATCTTTGGTCCCTGCGGAAAAGTTGACTGCACTGTTGCTATTGGAACTCGACAATACCGTGGTACGGGTTATTGTATTGCCGCTGGTTGCATAAGTGCCAAGACCAACCTCGAAAGCGAGGTTGCTGTTGTCAATAATTGCGTAATAGGTTGTATCAGCATTAGACAAAACAGAAGCAAAGGTGCGGAAGTTGGGTTCTGCGCCCCCCAGAGATACCGCCCCCGTGCCTGTGGTTGTCGTAGTTTCTTTTACGCGATCAGCAACTTTCAAAGCCATGACTAGGCAATCCTAATAATAGCGTTAGAGGCGTCCGGTGTTGGAAACACAATGGTAAAGTCGCCAGAACTAGATGACTTGTCAGAACCAAAATCTAACACTAAAACGGTGTCTGTCGTATTCGATCCACCGCTAGTTGTTGTGTTGTATATAAGTGCTCCACGCGCCGTCAGTGTTGACGACCCAAAGGTGAGGTCTGCAAAGTCCGTAAGGGCTGTAGTACCAGACAAAGTTGGCGTCACATTGGTTAATGTCCCACCGCCCGCTGAGTAGCCTGTTCCACTAATTTCATTGCCCGTCGTATATGCAGTAGTTGCCGCATTAAATGAGGCGCTGTTAGTGTACATTGCCAATTTGAAGGTGTGAGCACCGTTTGTAAAATTGTGAGCGCCAGTAAGCAATTCTTGCTTAAAGGACGAACACATGAAGTTTCCGCTGAAAGCCATGTCATAGTCTCCTAATCATTTCGGCCAAATCTTTATGCCCCGCATCAAGCAAAGCGTTTCCAACCGTGGTTCTGTCACTTTGAACGGCTTCTTTCATATAAAACACAATAACCGCTCTCATATTCTCCTTATAAGCTATCGCTTGGTCCCTGATTACGGACGGAGCCGTATCAGAAACATTAAGAAGTTTAGTTAAGCATCGATCTGCCACCTCTTCCGGGGTGAAACCACGATGTTGAGTAGTTTGAACTTCAACAATACCCGGTGATATTGTAACTCCTTCAAAGTTCATTGTTTAGGCCTTATAATCATACCGGTCATATATTGATCTGTAACCTCTTTAGCCTCTCCAAATTGTTTTAGAGCAACCAATGCATTTTGCAGCTGAGAAGCATACAAACCCAAGACATCTTGCTCGCCTTTCATAAAAGTATAAGCTTCTAAAAGACTTCCATACAAAAGAGCCAAAGGCGCATTTTCACTAAGCCACGATTGGCTAGATTCACTGAGACTTGTCAAGCTAGCCGGGCGATAAAAATAATGTAATTCTGCAACTAATCCAGCATCGGGTGTAGGCGCAAGAATAAAATTGCTGCTGTCAAACAAAGCATAGTATCTAGGGGTTCCGGTAGAACTTACATCGGGATGAAACGTTTGAATAAAATTCACATCTTTATATTCCACAAACACTTTTGACGAAGAAACCTCAAAAGACAGCGAAAAAGGTGCCAAAAAGTCTGATGGGCAATCTAAATATTGATTTGTTGTGGTAGAGCTGCCTGTAACGTTTTTACGAAACTCAGAAAGCTGCACATTCTTTAAAATACGCTCTTCCGCATTACGAATAAAAACAGGCAGATTGTTAGTAAACGTCGTTTCGTCGTTTTCCGTATAGTCTTTTATTGCCTGCTTTAACTCGGCATAAGTAAAGCTCATGTTGTTGTCACCGTAACTGATCCTACAGAACCCGCTAGGGCCTCCGTATTGGTTATTTCAGAAGGGAGTTGCGCTACGCCCGCCGTGGCCCAATTACCTTCTCCCAAATAGCGAATACTGTTCGTTGTTTTGACCAAAAATGCACTTGTTGGATTTTCTGTCTGTGGCCTTGGGTTTAAAATAGCTTGTGGATCAACGGCTTTCCTACGAGGTTCCAGCTGCGGTTGCTTTGGATCATATTCATCCGGACCAACCAACATGCCCGTCCACTCACGCTTCATATTGTTAAGCTTGTAACGAAATCCGGAACGATCTGATATCCCGTAGGCAAACTTTCCATTAGCAAATCGAGCCATCACAATATCCTTGAATAGGCCATTGAGGGCTGTATATTAAAAGAAGACCTGTCTCTATCCTCAGACGCCGCCCGATCAAACTCTTCTTCATACACCGCTTTTAACAGCTGAACTCTTTCTGGAGCCCGCTTCATAGCTAAGTAATAAGCCAATCCTGCGGCTAAACAAGGGTAAAATCTAAATGGTAAATCCATGGTATTTGTGAACGTGTCTGCATCGTCCATGCGAACAAGCTTGTCAATAAGAACCGTATCTACACTGTTGTCAGGCACAGGCCAAAGCTTCAAAACAGGGTTGATTTGGCGGTCTACAAAAAACTGAGAAGGTCGCGCTTTAGTGGTTTTAGTAGGTATGTTGATGTAATCACCTCTACTAATCCTTTCTAGCGCAAAATCGGTGCCACTTCGTCGTATAACAGCGTCCAGCACATCAATGGCGGATGACCCAAGGGCATATTCTGCCGTGCCTTCCGTAAGAGAAACGGTAGTCTGCTCAATAGTCCATTGATTCAAACCTCGGTTTGCCCAATCCGCTAACATCAAGTTAAGCGATCTTTTTGCTGTTTTTAGGTCATAACCTGTGCGCACCTCTAGTCCGCAGCGTTCATAGGCCTCTTCGATGTAGTCACTTACATCTAACTCAAAGTCCGTCGAACTAGAAGTAGTCATGTTATTCCACCCCTTCCGAATACAGATTATCAAACGTTATGTTTGAATTCGTATAGCTACTGTGCCCCTCCGCCGTATGCGTGTACTGGCTAGGCGTAAAATCAGGCGCACCCTCTCCGGTGTTCCACAATGCGGGCGACGTAGCTCTTACCCGGTTATTTGGTAATGCCACCATATTACCTGCCCACGGGCCTTCTGTCAGATATAACAAATGACTTTGTTTATGCTGATCTGGAGAATCCGCAATAGTGTTTCCGGTATAATCAATTGTCATAACATACCGCGCCTCATAAAACTCATGGTTGACTTTGGCCATCCACGGACTTGAACTGACGCGATCTATGACAATAACACTGTGATCAATAGACTCGCAGTCCCACGGCTGGCAAATATGGTCCTCCATCCTATCGGGCCAATCATCTAAAGGCACATCAGCTACCAAAGCTTGTATTGGCATACGTGCCCACATTGCTCCTCCGTGGACGTTTGACTCAACGTCATCGGAAGTGTCTGTAATTCCAGTAAAAACCACTTGAAAACTCAAAGATCTATCTGGAATTGTATTTACCGCTATAGCAAGCGCATGTAAAAACTCACCGTGATATCGCTGGTGGTCACATGTAAATTCTTTTCGCACCCAGCATTTAAAATACGGGATGTTGCTGATTAGATGAGACATTAATCATTCGCCCGTAGGCTTCTTTTTCTTCATTAATGCACCACCTTTGGCTCTTTTAACAGCACCGCCCTTGGCTTTTTTCATTAGATCCTTAGCGCCTTTGCCGTCTGCAGCAAATTTTGGAACTTTTTTACCACCAACCTTGGTCATTTCAAGAGCGCCGCCATCTTTCATCCCCGGAGGCTTCATCATTGCGCCGCCTTTAGACTTCTTCATTGCGCCGCCTTTAGAGGACTTGTGCCCTGCATTTCCTAAATTAACTCTACTTCCTGGCATTTTATTTCTCCTATGTGTAACGAGTTCTTTTACGACGTTCAGACATGACTGCACCGCAGCCTCGGTGATTTTTAAGCATTGCACCACCATTAGCAGCCATTTTAACTTTGGCTGCTTTAGTGTTTGACACAACTTGTTTACCTTGAGCCCCTTCACGCTTCTTTTTTTTAGCTGTAGCAGCCCGTTCAGCTTTACTTAAACTGTTTGCTTTAGAACGCGGTAAACAACGATCTGGGTTCTTTTTATCTTTCGACGTACCACATTCGCCAACAATGTTGCCACTGCTGTCGATGCGAACCCAATCTTGTTTTTTCCATTCAGCTAACTCACCCATCAAGCTTTACCCTTTGCTTTTTTGGCATAGTTAGGGTCTTTGCAATATTTGCTAGCAGCCATATTGGCATAAGCAGAAGGGTAGGTATCAAAAGTTCGTTTTGCCCAAGCTTTACCTGCAGGACAAATCTTACTTCCTTTACTTTTTTTAGACGCAGAGCCGCCACTTCGTAAGTAAGTTAGACCTCTCATTTCATCTTTAGACATCATAATTATCCTACCAAGCCTTACAAGACCAATACCGAGGGGTAAATTTATCTTTTGCCGTATCACAATTGTGACGCGCCCTAAAATTACTTCTACGGGCCGGTTGAGCTTTCTTGATAGACATATTGGGATCGCCAAAACGAACAAGCTTTACTTCTGCGCCTTTCTTGGCTAAAACCGCACTTTTCTTGGGTTTTCCCGGCGTTTTCTTGGGTTTGTTATACCCTGAAAACGTTTCACCACGATATTGTAATCGACCAGAAGGTAAGCGTTTTACATTCTTGGTCGTAGCCATTAGTTATAAAAAACCGTGACATTTGTAATATTGGTTAATACTACAAAACACCCGTCTGGAAAAATCATACCTTCATCAGGTAAATACACGTTGTCGTCGGTGTTGTTAGCAAAAGCCATAGTTAAAAAAGTATCTCCATTAGCATCCTTGTTTTTAAGAACAAGACTTGGAGAGCTTCCACACATGTAGTGAATCGCTTTAATTCTAGCTCTTCCAGCAAAAACAGTACCAGAAGCAGTTAAATACGTTGCTTTTACTTCGGAGGCCATATCTCTTTACCTTAGCTAAAAAACACCGTGATGGCAGTAATATTAGTAAGCACCGACACATAAATGTCCGATACTCTTATCCCTTCGTCGGGGATGTTGACCGAGTGCGTTTCGCTAGCGGAAAAATCTAAATCCAACACTGTACTGCCCCCGTTACCATCGGTAACCGTAAGGCGGGGAGTGCCCGAAGTAGAAAGAACCTGAATCTGGCGAATACGAGCAGGCCCTACCGAAGCAGAGCCTGTCCCGGTCAGACGTTTTGATTTTACGTCTGAATTAGCCATACCTTAACCCCTTTACGCAAGGTTAATGTTTTGTTGATACAGGATTGTTACCCGAATCTCACCGGCGTCTGTAGCGCCAGTAGTTGTCCAAGTAAGCTTTTTATCAGCAGTACCTGTATCGGCCCACGCCAATGCGCCGCCAGCCTCTGTAGTGGGGTATTTACGACCCGCGCCAGAAGCCACAGTAATTGAAAAGGAGTTAACAAATGTGGCATTACCGCCAACTGTGTCGCCCACGCTTAATACCGCAGTGGCGTTGCCCATAGCGGTAGGGCAGTCAATCACGCAGTCAATAATTTGGGAGTTAGCCGGGATGACAACAGTAGTGTTGTTAGCCGCAGATGCACCGCCCGCCAAGTCCGTTCCTGTTGAAAAGGTTTGCGCCATGACAACTTGGCCGGTGTTCTTTACGTTAGAACCCAACGTGGTGCCCGTGGTATTTTTGATGGTTCCAGCTTTAATAGGGCCAGAAAAAGTAGTAGTCGCCATGAAGATCTCCTGTCGTGGCTAGTGTCATCCGCACCATGCGGATGTCAGGACATGCTTATTGTATACGCAAAAAGAAAGGGCGGCAAATGCCGCCCTTGTAAGATCCGAAGATCTATTAGGCACCGGGGGTGCCGAAGACACAACGCCAATCGGAAACACCGAAACTGTATCGCTCACGCGCTTTGAAACGCATGTTGCCAGTATCGAAGTCGCCTTCCATTGCAGTCTTGATGGGGCTTCGGTTAAACATCTTAAAGCCGTTAGGTGCATCAGTCTTAATGAAAAACGCATCCGTATCGGTCAAGAAATGGTTAACTACCGCGCCATCAGGGATCATACCCATAGACTTGGTGGCGTTAAGGTCGTTGTCAGCCGTACCCGGACGGAGGTTGGAGTTAATAACTCGCTCTGCGATAAATTGCAGTTCCTTCGGGATAATCAGCTTCATGCCACGTACAGCAATCTTTAAACCACGCTCGTCGGTAAGACCAGCGATATCGATCAGCATCTGCTCAAGAGAAGTCTCGTTGAGATCTGCCGCAGTGGTTAAAAGATTTCGTTGGTTACCCGAAAGAGACGGGTGTGCGGCGGAACAAAGTGCCGCTCCATCACCAACAGGCGCACCAGTGTTAAAGGCGTTGTTCAGAATTGAAGCGGCCTTTATTTGCTTGGTTTGTGACATGGACCGTGCCAAAGCACGGGTATAACGAGAAGCAAGGCGGTCATACAGATTATCTTCGATTGCTTCCTCAGTAATTGAGAATGCAAGCGCGATAGTTTCGTGAGTATAACGTGCAGTAAATGTTTCCTGCGCGTCATCAAACGAAATAGAACCACCTTCTGACTTAACCGGTGCAGTACCGAAGCCAGATAGCATTACTTCTTCTTCAAAGGCACGATCTGAAGATTCTTCGTCGAAGATTTCAGCGTGTTCCTGTTCGTAGCGGTCGAACTCAAGTCCAAAAAGAGCGTTAAGCCCCGGCTCAAGTTCCTTCGCCAACTGTGCGCGAGAAATAGCCATTACTTAATCTCCTTTAGATTCCAGTTGAGTCAGCCGTCGTTTGAGAAGCAAACGAACGGGTGCCAGCATTAAAATGAGCATTCAACCTAACTAGCAGGTGCGCTCCCGCAGACGCATAATCGTTATTTGCGTCGTCATCAACCAAGCCTACGATACGCAAAGGTAACGTTGCCGTGGTGGCAATAGTGCTTACGCCTAGCTGAGAATTCGACTTACCTGTATCGGTAGAACCGGTACGAGCAGAAGTTCCCAAACTAGCGTTAGCAAAAACAGCCGCCAAAGCAGTAGCTCGGTTGGTGAGGGTTGCATCCGCCGCTACGACGAACAGTTGATTGGGGTTATCAGCTACAAGAGCTTTTACCGGGAAGTTAGTGTCTACAGACACGCCACCTGATCCGGGCCAGTAGTTGAGCCATACAGGCTTCTTCTGAGTAGCATCTTGGTATTGAACCCCGACAAGAACACCAAGGGCTTGCGTAGTGCCGCCATTAGTTGCTCCCGCTTGGTCAATTACGCCTGCGGCTAAAGGAACCACAATTGAACCATTAAAAATGGCATTTGTGTTGTTACTGGCAATTTCATACTCAGTAACACCAGTGCTGTTAACACCGCTTCCTACAAGCCCAACAGGACGAAGACCGAAGGCAGTTTCTTGATTTGCCATTACTTAGTTCTCCATTCTGTGCGGCCCTATTTTTTGGGGCCGCCGAAAGTTACACGACTCTGACGCTCGGCTTTGCCGATTGTCATCGTTGGATGAGCGTTTTCTCGCAACATATCGCTTTCGACAGCTTCCATTTGATCCGCGTTTCGTTCAGAAAAGTACTGAGCGCGTTCTTGGACTGTTTCAAGCGGAATACGTGCGAGCATCAATCCACCGACGCCAAACACACCTTCATATTTACCTGAATCAATTACCGGAGACTCAAAATCTGGATATTCGTCCTGACGAACAAGCTCGTAGCCTTCTCGCAGTCTTGCCGAAATGTTTTTGGTGTCATCAAAACCCCTTACTTCGGCGCGTATCCAACGATGTTTGTAGCCCTCTGGTGCAGGCGGTGCATCTAACATAGATGGGGGAGCCCAAGGCTTACGCCTTCCCTGTTTCTCCCTTGACGCTGTTTCACGTGAGGAGCGCGTAATGCCCTCAAAGCCTTTCTTCTCTTCGGACATATCGTTACTCCTTAACGTATTTCGCGTATTCTTCAAGCGGCACTCCCAATTTTTTAGCAATTGCTACTTGGGTCTGAGAGAGTTTGACCCTTCTACCGTTGCGCCCAGATGTTGCGGAGCGTGACACCCCAGCCACGTTCTGAGCGGGCTTGCGACTAGGTGATTGCTCTTCTCCAAATTTATGCGGGAACTCCCGCTTAATTCTAGAGTCAAGCTCATTATAATAGTCATTGGTCTGAGGATCAAATCCTTCGTCCTCAATAAGTTTTTTATGAATTCCAAAGGCGGCGAAGGTCATCGCCTCATCATTCCCGAACCAAGAGTTTTTCTCTGCCCATTGCTCTGCTTTGGGGTCAGGTCGTTGGGGCTGTGGGGGCGCGGCCTGCGGAGCAGGTTGTGCCATAGGCTGTTGTGGCTGACTAGCCCTAGCTTCCGCTTGTCGTTGCGCTTTGGCGTAACCGTCTGCCGCAATAGTAAGGCTAGTTAGATCTTTTTGCGCCTGTACCGTTCCATCAGGATCGCCTAGCTCTACAGCACGTCTAAGGTTTGCTTCTGCCTGTTGTTGCTGTATAGATATGCGTTGACCATATTCATTCATAAACCCTTGGTCTAGGGTTTGCATACGTTGGCGGACTTTTTCTGCTTCCGTTTGCACATTTTTAGCGTATTGAAGAGCTTCTTCTCGTTCTCGTTCCGCATCCCGCATTTTTTTAGTCAGGCGATTAATGCGCTTTTGAACAGATTCGCTGTATTGCTCTACCTCCGAGTCTTCGTTGGCAGAGTTTTCTTCAACAACCTCTATTTCTGAATCAGTTGTTCCACGTGGAACATTTTTTTCTTCGGGTTGCTCAAGCTCCACTTCGGTAGCTTCTGCATCCCCTACATCTAGCTCAAATTGAGCTTCTTCTGCCGCATTGGCCATACCATACCTCCTTACAGGCTAAGAATGTCTTCCGGATCATCAATCACAGCAAGGACTTCATCATCGTTCAAAATCCTGCATTCCCCGCCATTAATACGGAACCGTGAACCGGCATAGCGGGCAAAAACAACCCACTGTTTTTCGGTACACCACGGACCATCGGGGAATTTTTCGGTGTCTTTGTAACAAAGAGGGCCTTGCTTGACGACATATCCCACTACTGTCTGAATCTGAGAGTCGTTCAGAACTTGTGTTGGGAGATATATTCCACCTTCCGTGGTTTCCTTACCTCGGTACGGCAAAATTAGCATTCGCCAACCGGTGGGTTGGGGCATTCTTTCCAAAAGGCTTTTATCCATGGCTTCTGGATCTAAGACTTTGGGTTGAGGCGCTTTGTAAAGAGCTTGGACGCCTTCTGCGGCGGCATCTAAGTCTATTTTTTCAGCTACATCAGTCATTTAGTTGCTCCTGTTTTTCTAGCAGGCCCGAGAGTTCCTGTGAAATAAAATTTAAAGCCGATATTTCGCCCATCAAATTTTGATACTGCTCTATCGACTTAACATGGTTGTTTTCTAACAACTCTAAAATCTGAGTGCGGCGCTCTTTTATGGCTCGTTGCATAAATTGAGCTAAGTATAAAGAATCCACATGCGCTCCATCTTAGAATATCTTATCTATATAACATGACATTCTTAAAGGAGCAACTAATATGTCCACATAACAGGCCCGGTAGTGCGAATATCAACGTGAACAAACATTTTTGCTACGCCAATGCCGCCAAAACCCAACTTGATCGCTTCTTCTACTATTTTGTACCGCTCTATGCCGTTTTCAACGTGTATGTCCGCCGCGATGCCTTGTGCATGAGTTCCGGGCTTGACCTTTACGCGCTCAAGGCTGTGGTCGGGGGAACGATACCCCGAAGTAATGTAGAAAGGAAAACCGCAAGCGGATCGGAGGTTATCTAAGGCTTGCAAAAACTCGGGGGTTATCTTGTTTTCTCCGGTTTCGGAGCAAACAAACTCCTCCTCAGAAAAATATTGATACGTCATTCTTTTTTGCCGGAGCCTAAAAATAAACCAAAAGATCCGGTCAACGCTCCGGTCATAACCGACACTAGCCCCGCTTGTTCTAAGCTTGGGTCAGGGATATCCATAAACCACTCAACCACGCGATAAGTCATGCCAATCATGGCAAACATAAAAAACCGTGGTAAAAATCTCCAGCGGTCTATTGTCTCGGGAGTAATCATTTTTCTCTAGAAACACCTTTAGTTTTTTCGAAGGTCCGCAAACCCCCTAGCCCCAACATACCTAAAAGGACGGTGAGAAGGCTTTCCATTTCAAATGTAGGTAGTGGAGGGGATTCAACACCAGAATAAACAATAACAAAAACAGCAAGAGGCTGGCCGACAAAGTGCCAAGCCAAAGCAATACCGCAAGTCCAGCCAACAAACGGACGCCAACCTGCCACAAACATGTTTTTGTGGGCGGCTTCGGCCTTGTTAATTTCAATTTGGCCCTTTGCAAGTTGTTGAGCATGACGCTCAGACATGGTGGCAATTTCATGCGCTAGCCTCGCTCGTTCATCCGCATCAGGTATAAACTTGTCTAGCAGTCCTGTGACAGGGCCAATTAAAGCGTCTAACATCAGAATCCGGTCAAAGACGCTTGGATTTGAGAAGGCGGTATGCCGAAGTAACTAAGACCCCCTATGCCTTGGTCTACCGGCGGAACCATCCCTTGGTTGTAGAACTGCTCATAACGGTACGCGTCCAACATCTCAGGTGTGGGCGGAATATAGCCCACAGGAGGATTGGTTGGCAGTTGTGCCAAATAAGGGTTGTCCATTGGTGGAGCAACAGTGGGCATTGCATAAGAACTACCAGAAGCGGTCGTTGTGGTTTCTCCACCCGGTTGACCTACCGACACTCCACCCGGAACGCCTACTGACCCTACCGAAGACGAACTTCCTCCGGATTGTTGTTCCGCTAACAAAACATTGAGCGCGGCTATTTCTTCCTGCATATCGGTAAACTGGTCTTGAAGCTCCGTGAAATAACCGGGTGGTCCTGCGGGTCCTGCGGGATTATACGTTTTATAGCCTTCCGGTGTTTGTCCGGCGGCTAAGGCGGCCTGACGGTTAATAAAACCTTGCCGGTCGGTTGAGTCTTCCGCTTGCGATGAAGCGGCGGCTACAAGTTGGTCCCGAAGGGCTTCTCCAGCCAATCCGGTGCTTAACCAATACTCTAGCCCCGCTTGTTCGGCTGGACGCCCAAAAAGCTCTCTATACATCTGATCTACATCAGAAGCCCGTTGTGCGTAAGGTAGTTGTGTCAACGCTTGTTGGTCGCTTTGGAACTTAACGGCATCCGCTCCCTGCGCTCCCGCAACCAAAGCGTCCCGAAGCGCCTCTCCCGTAAGCCCCGAGTTCATCCAATACTCAGCCCCTGCGTCTTCCGCGCCGGTTGTACGATCAAAAAGCTCGTTATAAAGCTGGTCTAATCTTTCGCGAGAAACAGCCATGACTTACCTCAACAACTAGTGAACCGTGAGCCGCGAAGCGCGGCACCCATGCCACGTTTCTTGCCCGTTGTGATTTTACCCATGACCGTATCCGGCGTTTTTTCTTCCTTAGCAACAGCATAAGGGATAGAGCCTTGGCCTTTAATTTCAGCCTTAGCAACAGGAGTAGGGGCTTTGACCGGCGGAGCGCCGTTTACTTTGACTCTCATTTAATTATTCCTCATCTTTAGTAGCTCTCTTTCGCGAGCCGCATCAATTCTAGCTTGTGTTTGGCGTTCTTGGCTAGACAAGCGTTGCTGGAATTCCGTCTGCTTGTTAGCCATACGTTGTTGATCCATCTGCAAATCAGCTTGATCCATTTGCATATCTGCTTGTTGCTTCTGAGCATCCAACTGAAGCTCTTGTTGCTTCAATTGTACCAGAGGATCAGGCCCTTGGCCTTGACCCGTTATCTGCGCCGTAAGCTGTTTCAGATTGCCAAACTCCTGCGCGTTCATCTGGGCCACCATGGACTCCAACTGAAGCTCCAGATCCGGCGTTAATGCTTGGCCGCCCGTCTGTTGCAATAATTGTGCCGTCGCCATCTCCTGACACTTGATCTTCACATGCTCGATAATGTGTTTCTGAAGCGAAATAGCCGACTGCGGCAACGCTTGCAACATGGGCGACGTGCCAAAGGTCAAGTGCGCCAAAATATGCGCGTCATGATCCTGCCCCTCAAACGCTTTCAACTGAACACTGTCAATCGTGTCAATGTTCTCTTGCGCCGGATCTTTCGGTATTGGATCTTCCGAAGAAGGTGCAATCAAGATTTTATCTATGTCACTAACACCAAGCGCCTCGTACATACGTCGGTACGCTTCGTGCATATCGTGTATCTGTGGCGCTTGCGTAGCCATCTGTAACTGAGACTGCGCCAGAGAAATACGCTGGGCCTGCGAGAAGGAGTTGGGATTGGACACCGGCACAACATCCACGCGGTCGTCAAAATCCTCACGCATCACGGTGCGGTCGCCACCCTCTACCGCATAAGGATACTCTTGCGGCAAATACTCCGACATGACCCGCGCCAGAAGCTTAAACTCTTGTTTCATGCTGTAGTGCAGGCGCTTATGCACAGCACTCATGACCCGCGAGCCTTGCTCCAATAACGCTACCGTCGTACCCACTGCGGCCTGCTGGTTGCCGTCACCCACCTTCATATCAGTAATGGTGGCAAAACGACGGCC